CAGAACGCACAGAAAAGAACTCATCAGGATTATTACAGTAGCTATGCGTGCGGGATTGAGTACGAAAGAATCTCTGAACCTAGCCGCACTGAGACTACAGAGAGAAAGTCAAAAGCTAGTACCAGTTGATACAGGAAATTTGAAAGGGAGTGCTTTTGTTAAGCATGAAATTGGATGACAGGATCTATAGCACATTCCCCAGCCGACATACTGAGACATTTACTTGTGGATGATTCTATAGGGGTATTGCCTAGCGTGGGTGGTACATGGCCTATATACGTCGCCAATGAACCTAACAGTCCTGACAGTGTGATTACCATCTACGATACGGTAGGGCAGAACACAGGAAGGTTTCAAGACAATGGTGAGATACAGACTAGACATGGAGTACAGATAAGACTGAGAGATCCAAATCACACAGACGGGTATATAAAAGCGAACGAAATAACCGAACATCTTGACAAGCAAATCGATTGGAAGAACGTGACGATTTCAAGCACGACTTATACTATCTTCAGTGTTAGTAGAACTACTGACGTTATCCCTCTTGGTATGGAGACGGAAGAACAGACTGTAATCAGCAAGAGGAATATCTTTACCATCAATGCCCTGATTACTCTCAGGGATACTACCTAATTTTAAGGAGAAATTACTATGGCTGCTCCTGCGACTACTGTGAGGACTTCCCCTCCAGCGGGAATCGTGTTAGACGACGGATACCAGACATTGATAGCTTTTGCCGCCGATACGAACGTATCCTTTTGGGAAAAGACCGTTCAGCCTCCCGGCTTAGACGGTGGTGATCCCATTGACAAGACTACGATGCATAATATTACATATCGTACAATGACTTCGGCCAGTTTGATTACTCTTACGCCGTCTAGCGTGTTGGCTGCCTATGATCCCAACCTATACAACAACATTATCGCCTTGGTAAATGTTGAGGGAGCTATTACGGTCAATTTCCCGGATGGAAGTACCCTAGACTTCTATGGATTCCTACAGACGGTGGAATTTGCCGACTTGGAAGAGAATGTCCAGCCGGAATGTACCGTCACTATTCAACCGACGAATTGGGATCCGACTCTTAATGTAGAGGAAGCTCCCGTTCTTACCTCTGTTACTGGAACATAATTTCCAGAGTGTTGCCTCTTTGCAACGACGGCTGTCTGCCTAGCGGGGCATCAGGTTTTAATCGTTCCTTTCCCCGATGTCCCGTCTAGGTCGATTAAATTTTTAACTTAGGAGCCAATAATGACTGAACCTATCGTATTTGATCTGGCTATGCAGGAAGTTTCCTACACTATTGGGGAAGAAAATTACACCCTAAAGGAAGCATCAGGAGCAGTTATCGTTCAGTACGATAATGCCCGGTATTCCAAGACAAGGTTAACTGGTGGAAAAGTATCAGGGCTTGGAAATATGGGTGATCTTGATCCCCTCCTTGTTTCTCTCTGCCTGTTCCTAGGGGATGCAACCGTACCCGTTCCTCTAACGGTAATAAAAAATTGGCCATCAAGAATAGTAAAAGCACTAGCAGAAAAAGTAAAGGAAATTAGCGGACTGGAAATAGAAGACGAGGAGGAAACTATCAAGGATCTGGAAAAAAGAATTGAAGAGATGAAAGCTAAAGAGGAATCGGAGGGAAACGACTCGGAGTCTACAGGGGATGGTGTAGACTAGCTAGCCATATTGGTATGCCTCTCAGGGAATGTATGGAGAAAACATCCCACCGAGAGTACAAGCTATGGATGGAGTACTTTAACGAGGAATGGAAAACGTTAAAACTATCCGATTATTACCTGATGCAAATAGCTCAAGAAGTTCAAAGGGTATTAAGCAAAAATCCCAATAAGATAAAGTTGTTGCAATTTGAATTACCATTTGATTCAGACAAACCTAAATCCAAGAAACTCACGGAGCTAGAAAAGAAGAATAAAACTCGTGGAGTTATAGCAGGTTGGTGGGGAATGGTAACGGGTAAGCCAAGGAAGAAAAATGGCCAGTAGAACCGAAATCGAAAAACTTGCTGTTAAACTCGAACTTGATGCTAAACAGTATCAGAAGGGTTTGACACAAGCTATTGCTGGTACAGATAAATATGTTCAAGACGTGAATGGAAGAATCAGAGACTTGAAAGGAAAATTTGTAAGGACTCACAGAGAAATGGTACAGGGAGCAATATTAGCAGTTGCTTCAGGTATGAAAAAGATAAGTTCTATAATTGCTTCTACCGGCAAGAAAATAAGTAGATTTGGGCGATCGTTAACATTAAAGGTAACTCTCCCTATTGTTGCTGTTGGTGCTTTATCTGTCAGAGCATTTTCCAAGTTTGATAATGCGATGACAGAAAGCACTTCTATTATGGGAAAAGACGTTATCCCACATACACAAGCAATGAGAGATCTAGCATTAGAGTTAGGATCTAAAGGAGTGAAAGGACCAATAGAGCTAGCAGAGTCGTATTTCTTCTTAGCGTCTGCTGGTAAAAATGCTGAACAATCTATGGCATTACTTCCAGCAATTATAAATTTTGCTACTGCCGGTGCTTTTGATATGGCTTTGGCTACAGACCTTTTAACGGATGCCCAAAGTGCATTAGGGTTATCCAGTAAAGATGCTGCTGAAGACTTGAAAAATATGACCCGACTTTCTGATGTTTTAGTTAAAACAAATACCATAGCCAATGCTTCTGTACAACAATTTTCTGAATCGTTAACAGCAGATGCTGCTACAGCATCTAAGATTATAAATGCGGAACTCGAAACTACAATTGCTATCTTAGCTATATATGCTGACAAAGGAAAAAAAGCTGCGGAGTCTGGTAACTTGTTTGGGAGAGCGGTTAGACTCCTGACAAAATCCGCTAGAGATAATGCAGACGAATTTAGTAAACGTAACATCAAAGTAATAGATGAAGTATCAGGAGAATACAGAAACTTCATTGATATTATTGATGATATGAATAAAGCGTTTGATGGATTGACTGGACCGGAAATTGGAAAGGCGTTGAGTGATTTAGGTTTTGAAGCGTTAGCACAAAAATCAATTCTTCCTTTACTGGGAGCAACTGATCAACTTAAATTTTACGAAAAAGAATTGAAAAATGCTGCGGGTATTACAAAGGAAGTAGCTGACAAACAACTCAAATCATTTTCCAATCAGTTCATAATTCTGAAGAATCGGATTATGGCTGCTGCTATAGAAATAGGAGATACTTTAGCTCCAACACTGTTGAAATTGAATAAAATCGTAGCAAAGGGATTAGAGGCTTGGAAAGAATTGAATCCTAAAGTTAAACGGATGGCGATAATAGCAGCGGTTGTAGCGGCGGCAATTGGGCCTCTGTTAATAATCTTAGGGGGATTAGTAGGAGTTGCTGCTTCAGTGGTTGGTGCTTTTGCTGCTGTAGTAACAGCAATGGCAGCTACAATAGGAGCTGTAGTAGCTTTGCTAACTCCTACAGGATTGATAATAGTTGCAGTAGCATTACTAGCAGTAACTATTACAGCGATTATGGCTTCATTTGTAGATTGGGGAGAAGTGCTAGACGGATTCAAACTCAAATGGGAAGGAATAAAGAAAGAGGCAGAAATAGCAATAGGAGGGATACAAGACGCTTTGAAGTCTGGAGATTTTAAGTTAGCGGCGGAGATAGCTTGGGCAGGATTGAAAATAGCTTGGGCAAAGGGAATTTTTAGTGTAGAAGTGGCTTGGATAACATTTCTTGCCCGGTTCAAGGCTGAATTTATAAAAGCCAAGGCATTTGTAACCAATCAATTCAAGGATTTGATAACTGGGTTAGCTGTAGGAAAAACAGGAAAAGCGGCATTGGACTTCTTAGGATTAGATCCCTTAGGAAAAGGGGATGTCAATCAGCAGGCTATGAAGGATCTTGCAGAGAATGCTACTGATGCTGCTAAAGCAGTTTTGGAAATTGCAAACAACATAGGGAAACTAAAAAGAGAGAGAGACACATTGCTCAAAAAAGCGAGTGATGCAATTCCTGCTGTAGAAGCTAAGAAACCGAGTGTTCCTAAAGGAGCAAAAGGTAAAGAAGGAGCCGGTATTCCACCGGTTCCGGGACTTACAGATGAAGAAATAGCAGACACGAAAAAAATACAGGATAGGGCAGACGCTATTAAAAAACAGTTCCGAACTTCTGAGCAAGTATTTGCAGATGCTAAAAAGGAGTTAGATGCTCTTTTCAAAACCGGAAAAATTGACATAGGAACTTATACAAGAGCGTTAGAAGACGCTGAAAAACAGATGGATAAAGACTACCAAGTAGATTTCAGCGTGAAGGGCGTTGACGCTGTAGCTGCCGGAAGTGCGGAGGCAATTACTAGGCTCCAAGAGTTCAGAGACACGATACGCCAGCGAAACAGAGTCAAGAAATTCAAGGTAGATCCCGCACAAGTTTTAGGATTCAAAGCTGGCTTACAAAAACCGGGAGCTAATATAGTGGGAAACAACGTACCGGCAGATCAAAAGGGAGCAAAGGAAGGTACGTTAAATCGAATAGCGGTGGCAATGGATTTGCTAGTAGATTTTGAACGGGCTAAAGAAAATGGGGACACAATAGCGATAGCAGACCTATGACGGCAACATTAATATCTGGACAACGCAAGTGGTCACTAACTAGAAGTGAAGAGGGGCATCGTAACTATACGATCACTCATCTTGTAGAAACCTCCACCTCTTCAGATGGACCGGCTATTGTTATTCTGACTCCCGGTTTACCTGCTATAGGTTCCTTTTGGAGTTTCGATAACGATGTGGATCTCTGGGCGTTCTGTACTCCCCAGAGAAAAGTAACGATACATCAGGCTAAAGAAGGCGATCCAGTTACAATCTACGCTGTGGAAAGTAACTTTACCACCAGACCGTTCAATCGTTGCAATACTACAACGATAGAAGATCCCATACTGGAACCGCAAAAGATCAGTGGAAGTTTTGTGAAATACACGAAGGAAGCTATAAGAGATAATACGGGAGCACGATTAAAAAATTCTAGTCACGAACAAATTAGAGGACCGCAAGCAGAGATAGATGCCAATCGTCCTTCAGTCCACATAGAACAGAACGTCTTAGACTTGGAGCTAGACGTGTTCTCTCCTCTAGTCGATAATGTGAATAACAATTCTATGTGGGGACTATCCGCTAGAAAGATAAAGCTCTCCAACGTCTCATGGGAGCGAAGGCACTATGGTTCCTGTTTCGTGTATTACACTAGAGCATTCGATTTTGACATAGATTTTAACACATACGACAGAAATATTTTTGACGAAGGGACGAAAGTACTAGAAGGAAAATGGACCGACGCTGATCCCCCTGTGTGGGATACTTCTCTAGGTCAAATTTCTTCTCCTGACATTAATAATCCAACACATTTTGTAAGGTATACAGACCCAAATGGAAACAATATTAGGGGGATGCTGAACGGGTCTGCCGTACCTCTGACTGTTGCAGCTTCTCCATTTATTACTACTTATAAAATCTATCCCGAAACAAACTTTTTCGTCTTAAACATTCCAACGATACTGTGAGAATATCATGGCCGATGAAGCAAGAATAACTAGCAGCCTATTTATAAGTA